GGGGGTGGTTTTCGCGGCGGCCTTGCCGCGAGGCTTAGCGACTTCGGTGGAAGCCATGAGCATGATTCCTTTCAGCAGGAGAGCGGGTGGGTCAGTCCTGGCCCTTTCGGCGGCGCCTGGTTGCCGACCGGCGCTTCGCCTCGTTCTGGTCCCAGGAGAGCCACACGAGGTAACCGCCCTGCCCGTCCGAGCGGGAGTCCACGACCCAGAACGTGCCGTGACGGTTAAGGCTGTGAGCGTAGGCGCGGATCGTGTCCACGCGGCGGCGGGGCCAGCCGCCTGTCTCGCTGTCCTCGTTCGGTAGGAGGAACGTTTCGCCTGGGTGCGTCTGGATGTGGCGACGCTCGGCGGGCGTCGTGATGCGCAGGAACAGGGGGGCGTGGGAGCCGATCTGCGTCTTGCTGGGGATCGGGGCTTTACGGATCGTCACTCTGCTTCGCCTCCCTGCTGTTCTTCGAGTTCGTTGATGGTAGCGACAGCGAACAAAGCGACTCCGGCGATGGTGGGGATGACGCTGAGGAGGCCGAAGGCGAGGTTTCGCTCATAGATGGACGCGAGAATGGAGAGGCTGCCGTAGAGGACGGAGGCTGAGGCGATTAGCTGATAGATGACGAGAAGTGCCGTATTGTTGGCTACGCGTCGCATGGTGTTTTTGTCCTTTGGTTGATTAGGGGGTGGGGGCCGCCGGGCTGCCAGCGTGGGCGGCCCCCACACGGGCGGGGTTAGGCGACGGGAGGCTGGGCGGGCAACGTCGCGGCGATCTTCCTAGCGAGGGCTGCGCGCATGTCGGCGGCGCCGATTGCGGCGTCCAGGTCGTTGATGATCTTCGTCATCCTGTCGTGCTCCTTGCTGAGCACAGCCTTTGCGGTGCGGATAGCTACATCGGTGTGGAGTCGCTCGACTTCTTCTTGGTCGATCTCGGCGGCGCGGCGTTCCTCCTTGAGGAAGGCGCGCAGCCACGTCAGGTCGTCGAGCTCAATGGTGAGTGTCACCGGGTTCACGAGGTGCTTCGTGGTCATCGTCCGTTACCTCCCAGGTAACGGCGGTTGATGACATACCCGCCGGCGGCGAGCAGGACACCCAGGGCGAAAGACCCGAGCGAGACCTTGATGCCGTCGAGGGTGGCGCCGGTCTTGGCGAGCTGAGCCGCCGGCGCGGGGGTGGGCTGGGGGTCTGCCTTGGGTTCGGGCTTCGGGGTTGCGTGCGTGGGCACGGGCACCGGCTCGGTGGTCACGCGCGGTTCGGGCGTGGGGTCAGGCGTCGGCGTGGACTGGGGTTCGTCCGAGGGCTTCGGCGCGGGCGTCGCAGGCGTGGACGGCTCGGGCTTCGGGGCCGGGGTGGTGGGGGTCGGCTCGGGAGCGGGCTCCGTGGACGGCTCAGGGGCCGGGGCAGGGGAGGGCTTCACGGTGCCGTCACCGTCCGTACCACCGGCGGCCTTCACCGTCGCGGTGGCCTCGAGGGACTGGCCGTTGATCGTCGCGCGGTTGGTGTACGTCGTGATGCCGTCGACGGGCTTGGTTGCATCCGGGTAGGTCACGCACGTGAGAGACCCGGTCGGGGGCGTGAACGTCAGGGTGTGCTTCGCGGCGTCGAGCTTGCCGTCCGTCCACGACGTGGTCGCCGGGTCCCAGGTCGGGCCGGTGCTGCACTTAACCACCGTGTGCAGCGTGTTCGTCTCATCCGTGATCGTGTACTCGGTGCCGGTGTCCACCTTCCACTGGATGCCCCACCCAATAGACCCGTCGCGGTTGGTCCACCCGTACTTCACGTTCTCAGGGCGAGCGTACTCGTAATGGGCCGCCCCGCCGCAGTCGTTGCTGCAGGTGCCCGATCCGTCCTTGTCACCCCACACGAGGGTGCGGACGGCCTGACCGTTCAGGGTGATCGAGGTCGATTCGGTGCCCACGGCCTTGTCGACGAGGCGTGCGCGGGCGTGGAACGTGCCCGTGACGTTTTCCTTCTCGGCCCACGCTTCGGGCACGTCCGTCACCGTGCAGGTGAGGGTGGCCTGGTCGGCGACGCACTCACCAATACGGGTGCCGTCGTCAAGCGTGAACGGAAAGTTGGCCAGCCAGTTGAAGCCGCCGTCGACGCTGCCAACGGTCAGGACAGACCCGGGCGTGAGGTGCTGGGTAGCCCAGGTGCCCTCGACGGCGACCTCACTCGAGGTCTGGCGCGACGAGCTGGTAGCCTTGGTGACCTGCGCGCTGATCGGCGCGGGGGTGTCCGCGAGCGCGGGGGCCGCGGCGGTGGCGACGGCGAGGCCAATGGTGAGGCCGAGGCCGGCGAGCGTGTACTTGGCGTTCATTGTTACGGGGTTCCTATTCGTTGTCGGGGGTGGTGAGGGCGTTGATGCGGGCGTCCTGGATGAGGCGGCGGCCGTGCGGGTCGGTGCAGGGCGTGCCAGGATGCCTGATCCACCAGGTGGTGGAGTGCAGCCACTCAACTGTGGTGAGGCTCATTTGTGGGCCTCCTTGTCGGCGTCGTTGGCGGCGGCCTGGTCGGCAGCTTCGTTGAGGGCCTTCGTAAAGAGGGCGTTCATAACTTCGTCGGGGTGGAGGGCCACCATGAGGCCGGCGATGGTCAGGGTCTGGATGCACTTGGGCATGACTGCCCATGCGAGGCTGTGGCGGAGGCCGTGGATGCCGCCGTAGCCGTTGACGAGGTGGTCGATGTCGGCTTTGTACTTGGCGGGGACGAACATTTCGGTGATCACTTCGCGGCCTCCTCGGTGTCGTCGTTGATGAGGGCGATCAGGTTGCTGATCTCATCGATGGTGAAGATGAGTGCCCGGGAGATGTGTTCGATGGCCTCGGGGGCCGCCGCGGTCGTGTCGATGATGCGCATTGCGTCGGTGGCGCGGGTCTGCTCTCGGAGGAGCGCGCCGCCGATGAGGGTTTTCTGGCGCTTGGTGATGGTGGTACCGTTGATCTGCACGATCTTTGTCCTTTCTGTGGGGGTCGTGCGTGGGTCTCGCGGGGTGGCAGCCTCGCGGGGCCCGTTTTCTGTTGTGGGTTACGCGGCCCGGCGGGCTGCGCGGGTGGCGGCTGCCTTGCGGGCGGCCTGGCTGCGGTTGCTGCGTGCGGTGATCCTGCCTTCGCCGGTAGCGGCGTGCCTCTCCTGGTAGGCCTGCAGGGCTTCGGCGGGGATACGCCAGCCTGCGCGGCCTTTCTCGTTCCACGCGGCGATCTGTCCGTCGCGGATGCGGCGGCGGACGGCGGCGGGGGAGAGCCTTAGCATCTCGGCGGCCTCGGCGAGGGTAAAGATCATCTGGGTCACGCGGCCTCCTCGGTGCGGGTTTCGACGTCGGCCATAAAGCGGCTCGGGGTTTCGTACCCGAGGGCGGCGCTGATGGCGGCGATCTCGCCTAGCGTGAAGTCGCTCTCACCTGAGAGTTTGCGTGCAAGCGTTGTTCGCGAAAGTCCAACCTGCTTTGCGAACGCGCGGATTGAGACCCCGGCGCTGTTGATCCGCGCTTTCAGCTCAGTTTGAACTGTGTTCAATGGTGTTCCTCCTTTCCGGGGTGGCCCATTTGTGGGCCGCATGTGAGTAACCATAGTGGCCCAGAAGTGGGTCAGTCAAGTCGAAACGCGAAAATTGATGACGCAATGTCCCTACCAGGTGGCCCGTTTCTGGTCCATAATTGGGCGCATGAGTGTCACAGCATTTGAGCCGCACGACTTCGAGCAGGCCGTCGCCGCCGCCCTACGGGCCGAAATGAGCCGTCAAGGCATATCACAGCGCACACTTTCAACTCGGTCGGGAGTTTCCCGGTCGCGGCTGATGCGAGTTCTTGCAGAGGAGGGCCAAACCGTGCCCATGACAGTCACGGTGCTAGAGGCCTTGTGTCGCGCTCTCGGCGTATCAATGACGCGAATACTCACTGACGCTGAAACCATGCTCGCAACCGGGCGGGCATAAAACAGACCCCACCAGGACGTCACACTGGTGGGGTCTCGCGCATTTAGAACGCCCGTGCGCGCGGGCAAACCCAGGGGCCGACCCTGGTGTCAATATGTGTGCGCTCAGGTGAGCATATCACGGCGGCCCACTAGTGGGCCAGATGAGAGATAAAAGCCGCCGTCCCTGCAATGACATTCCCGATCATTGGCAGGGGCGGCGGGG